GGGTATGCACCAAATTCTTTTTTAAAATGTTCTTTCCAATCTTTGGACTTACATTTTATAATTGATACTATCATATTCTCTCCTTTTCTAGTTTTTTTATAATTTCTCTAATTTTAATATTTTTAGAGATTGTGTTTTGTACTCTTTTAGATGCTTCTTCATTACCTTGTTTTGATAACCTTGCATCTTTTTTATTTACATAATTATCTTTTTCAAAACTTTGTAAAGTTTCAATAATGATATTTATTTCTTCTTTGTTCATATTCTCTCCTCTAATAATTTAGGTTTTGATAAAATAGTAACAGGCTTCATAACTTGCATAAACTCATCAACATACGTTCTTTCATCTTTAGTATGTCTTTTAATTTCAGCAGTAATAGTAATTTTATCTCCAACTTTAAATTTAGAATCAAAATCATCACATAATTCTTTAGAATTACCAAAGTAAATTAAACTGTTACCATTAGAATCTTCAAACTTATGTGCAAGACAATAACCATATCTGCTATCAAAACCAAAAATTTTAGTAATAGTAAGTTCTAAATCTAAAATATCTCCAACATCTCCAATATGAGAAAATTTAGCTTTTGCTTCTTCAATAATTTTTTCATTTTTAATATTTTCTAAATGACAAAAATAATTAACAACGTGATTGTCATAATAAATATCAACATTTTGATTAGAATTAATTGAACTTTTGCTACTAAAATATGGGTATCTGTACCAAACATTAACAGGAACATTATGCCCTAAAAGGTTTTTAGCTTTGATTTTAGATTCTTTTAAAGATGTAGATAATCTTCTAATGTATGCTTCTCCACAATTTAAAATATAAAAAACTCCTAAAGCACCTTTAGATATATGATACCCAGATGGTATATTTTGTTTAGACATTTTTCTCTCCTTTTTTTAAATTAAACATACAGAAATACTACTAAATGGGTTGTATAATGCAAATGTTATTTTTGGCGTAAAATATAGCTTTTTTGACCTTTTTTTAGTTAATTTACAACTTTCTTTATAATTTTATTGAAATTAACAAATCAATTTTATAAAAACGAATCAATTAAAGGTATGAAAAAAAATAAAAAAATGTTAGAGAGAACTGTCGCAAGACAAGTATTTATTATTTTCATATCAATACTTTAATAAGATCGTGTTGGGTCAGCTTCTCTCCTGACCCAGCACCTAACAGAGAGAAAAAAGAGATGAATAGAATAAAATGTCCACTTTGCCATAGAGGTGTAGAACCAATCACAAACAAAAAAAACGAAAAAGTATTCCAAAAGCATATTGGTGTTGGTTTTAATTTTGATAGATATGGACAATCTAATGGTAGCAAATGTTTTAGTTCTTTTAGAAGAATAGATAGAACTGATATTCCTGAATTATATAAGAAAGAGTTAGAATTTTGGAATAATGAACTAAAAAGAATTAAGGAGTTAAGATGCAAAAACAATTAGATATATTTGATACTGATTATGAGTCAGCAAATTACACAAAAACAAGCCAAGACGCACTAGCCACAATAAAGCCAAAGATTAAGACTAAAAGGCAACAAGTCTATGAATTTGTAAAATCTAAAGCATCTACTAATATAGAAATTGCAGATGAACTAGAGATACCATATTCTAGTGTTTGTGGACGTATTCACGAATTGCAAGAATGTGGGTTAGTAATAGACTCTGGTAAAAGACGAGAAACTAAATATGGCAAACAAGCGATAGTATGGAGAATAAAATGAAAGTTTTAGTTGCGTGTGAATATTCTGGTATTGTTAGAGATGCTTTTGCAAAAAAAGGACATGATGCTTGGAGTTGTGATATTCTTCCAACAGAGTCTAAAGGTAATCATATACAAGATGATATTTTAAAACATTTAGATAAAAATTGGGATTTAATGATCGCACACCCACCATGCACTCATTTAGCAGTAAGTGGTGCTAGATGGTTCACAGAGGGTAAAAAAGATTGGTCATTACAAACAGAAGCATTAGATTTTGTTAGAAAATTATTAAATGCACCTATTGATAAAATAGCATTAGAAAATCCGGTAAGTGTTATCTCAACTAAAATAAGAAAACCAAATCAAATTATTCAACCATATCAATTTGGTCATAATGTATCTAAAAAAACTTGTTTGTGGTTAAAAAATTTACCAAATCTTACACCTACAAAAATTGTAGAGCCAGATATTGTAAATATAAATGGTTATAAAATGAGTAGATTTCATTATGATACTTTTAGACTACCAAAAGAAATAAGAGGAAAAGTTAGAAGTAAATTTTATGAGGGAATTGCAGATGCTATGGCAGATCAATGGGGTAATTTATGAAAAAACAAGATAAAAATAGATTAGATAAGATTGCCCAAATGGGTTGTTATTGTTGTGGAAGACCAGCAGAAGTCCATCATATAAGATCGCATACAGGATTATCACTTCGTCCAGATCATCAACAAACAATACCTCTTTGCCCAACTCATCATAGAAATGGTAAAGACTCAATTCATTTAGGTAAAAATCTATTTATAGAAAAGTATGGAACTGAACAATCAATCTTACATCAAGTTAATAAACAACTAGAACTTATGGAAGATGCTTACAACTTATTTGGAGATAAATAATGGCAGAGATGAGAGAAGAACACTTTGAGGTAGTATCTAGAAATCGTGCTAGAGAATATGAAAAAACAAAAAAAACAATAAACATAATTAGAACACTTTTAAACAGATACTCTCGAAGACAATTAATTGAGATGATTGAGAAAGAGAGTAGGAATGGCTAAACGATCAGGATATTTTTTAGTTTATAGGGATATTTGGCGAAATCCTGTATTTAAGAATCTTTTACAATGTAGTTGTTGGATATATTTTATATCATCTGCATCACATCAAGATAAAACATTAAGATTTTTGAATAACGATATATTTGTTCGTAGAGGAGAAATGATTATGCCTTTGAGAGTCACTGCCAAAAGATTTAGTATGACATATTCTGAAATGAGGGCTTTCATACTACGTCTTGTGCGTAGAAAAATGATAACCACTAGAACGACCCACTTACAGCCCACTAACAACCACAAGAGCCGAAAAGTGACTCTAATAAGCCTTGTAAATTATGACAAATATCAGTATGTGGATAACGAACAACCACTTACGACCCACATACAGCAACAAGTACTAATAAACAATACTAATACACAATTACTAAATACTAGGTCTAGCAAAGATGATAATGTGAATAATGGGTATAAAAAGATTGGAGAAGAGGGTCATTATCTCATTCTCTTGAAAGACTCTAAAAAGTATTTAAAACATAAATGGAAAGATGAACCCATAAAAGATTACTAAATGAAAGCAATACTGCGAATTTTTAAATATTGTAGAAAACGAATTATTGCATTAAGTATAGAAAATCAGATATTAAAAACACAATTAGAATATTATAGGGCAATCGTAGAATCAGATAATCATAAGAAACACTAATGGTAAAAAAAAAGTCTAAATTTCGCCACATTTCAATATCCAATAAAAAATATTACTTCTATGAGATAAAATGGGTCGATGTCATTGGCGATAGTGGTCATGCTTCAGAAAAAGAGTTTATGGCCATGAAACCAGCTTATATGACGACTAATGCCTATCTATTTAAGAAAGATAGAAAGTTTGTTTGGACTTTTGCTAGTTATGATGAAGAAACATTTAGCGATAGAAACCTAATTCCTAAAGGATTGATTTTATCTATGAAAAAGGTAGAAATATAAAATATGAAAAACGACAAAAGTAAGGCAATAGACACAATTAAGACAAAATCTATGGGAAGACCTAAAAAAGAACTAGATAAAGATGTTATTGCAAAATTAAGTCAGATAGGTTGTACACAAGAAGAAATAGGTTCAGTTATAGGAATTTCTGCTAGAACTTTGCAAAGACGATATGCCGATTTAGTTGCAGAAAATAAAAACAAAGGAAAAGCTAGTTTAAGAAAGAAAATGTGGGAGAAAGCACTTAAAGGTAATGAAAAACTTTTAATTTGGCTTTCGAAGAACGAGTTAAATATGAAAGATAAAATAGAAACTCAAAGTATTGTTGAGCCTTTACCATTAATCATTGATGCAAAAGCTGAAGAAGTAAATGGCGAAGAAAAAAGGTAATCTATTTGGTCAAACTGTTGTCTATGAAAAGAAACACAAAAGAACTTCAATAGGTGGTGGTAGAGTCAAAACATCAACTATGAATAAACACAAAAAAAGAAGCTATAAACCATATAACAGACAAGGGAGATAATATGAGATTAGAAGAAATAATGGAAGCAACGATGAAAGAACAAACTAAAATAGGAGAGAATACATTTTTAAAATTAAGACAACAAAGAGATCAAGCAAGAGCAGAACTTGACCAAGTAAAGATTCAAAGAGATATAGCTTTGAGAAAACTTAATAAGGCTTTACAAATAGCAAAAGATTTAAGGAAACTTATAGAGAATGGACAAGCGAAGTAATTTCTATCCCAATGGAGAGATTATTGCATATAATCTACCTCAATCTTTTCATAAAAGTTTAAGAAAAGAAGCCTGTGGTAATTGTGGTTTATATTCTAACAAACGTCAATTTTGTGGACGATGGGGTGCTAAATTTGTAAGAGATAACTATGTATGTCACGAATGGCGACAAAGACATTTTAAAAGATAATGTGCAAATATTTAATATTATTACTATTAAGTTTTGAGGGAGAAGTAATCAAAGAAAGATTAGAATTTACAAGACCAATGGACGTGTACGATTGTATGGACTTTGGTAATGACCATAGAGAATCAATAGCAACTTATAATAACGATAAAAATGCTTGGTTCTTAAATGATGGTCGTGGTACTTTTCAAGGTTTCATTTGTGAATGATATATGTTATTAGCCTTGTATGGCAAAATTCAAAGGCAGAACTGTTAAATTAAATAAACCATTTAGAACACCAAGTGGTTCTAAAAAGTTTGCAGTTTATGTTAAAAACAGAAAAACAAACAGAGTACAGATTGTAAGATTTGGTAGTAAAGAGTTATCTATTAAGAAAAACATACCAGCTAGACAGAGATCGTTTATGGCAAGGTTTCGTCCTATTTTGGCTAAAGCTAGAAGATCAGGAAAGCAACTCAATACTACACCGGTATATTGGGCAGTACAATCTTGGAAAAAAGGTTTTAAAATATGATAGATAAATTTATGTATTTTATAATTGGTGGTTTAGATAGATGGATTGAATGGGTTAATGATAAGTTTATAGAAAAACCAAAGAAGAAAAAGAAAAAACAAACTGCACCTGAGGATTTATTCAATGGCTCTTAAAATATCAGAAGAAGCAAAAGTGCAAATGCCAATGAAGACAGTTGCATCTTTGATAGGTATAGTTGCAATAGGTGTGTGGGGATATTTTGGTATTATAGAAACCCAAAATAAATTAACAACAAGATTAGAACTAATGGAAAAAGATTTAACAGAAAATACAGAATTTAGAATTAAATGGCCACGTGGACAATTAGGTTCTTTACCAGCAGATAGTGAACAGTTTATGCTTATCGAAGATTTATATAAACAAGTTGAAAAGCTACAACAAACGCAAGAAATGAATATGACTAATAAAGTTAATATTGAGTTTTTAACTAAACAAATGGAAAAGGCATTAATAGATATTGAAAAATTAAAAGACTCTAATAGAGAAATTAAATATAATGGAAATGGAAAACACTAATGGTTGAAGTAATTGCATTATTAATGATAGTAAATAACGAGATTAAGGAACATCGTATTCAACCTGATATGGCTACTTGTTTGAGAGGTAAAAGAAAAGCTGAAAGAGTTTATCAAGAGAATGTTCAATATTCTTGTATAAAATCTATGGCAGAATTAGAAGATAATATAGATGGGAGTAAAAGTATTAAGAAATTAATTTTAGAATAATATGATAGACGAAGATAGGACATTTGAAAACGAAGTGAGATTCCATAATGATAGATTGGGTATTAAAAACAATAGAGAAAATTACAAGGGCAATATTCCATTGGTGTTGGAGAGTCCAAACTCAAAGAAGATGGAAAAGAAAGAAGAATTGAATGGAATACATACTCCTTTATCAACTATGCTCTCTAGTTAATAACTTTTGCTACCCACCATTAACAGATAGAGAATTATTAAAATATTCAGAATGTGTATCAAGAGGTGCAGAGAAGACAATACAGTTAGTTCAGAAAGCACCTAAAGAATTTGACGAACAAAAATATATCATTAAATATTGGTGTTTAAGTGAAAATAACATTAACAAAACACCAACTTAAAGTAAGTCAATCGAAAGCCAGATTTAGAATTTTAATCAGTGGTCGTAGATTTGGTAAAACTTATTTAGCAGTGACAGAGATGATGAAATACGCATCTCAACCTAATCGTAAAATCTGGTATGTAGCACCTACATTTAAGATGGCCAAAGAGATTGTTTGGGGAACTCTTAAAGAAATGCTTAATATGTTTAATTGGATTGAAGATATAAATGAAACCACAATGACTATAACTATCAGAAAAACAAATAGTCAAATATCATTAAAAGGTGCAGATAATTATGATTCACTTCGAGGTACAGGATTAGACTTTTTAATATTAGATGAGTTTGCAGATATAGATAAACGTACTTGGTTTGAAGTATTAAGAGCATCAATATCAGATAGATTAGGTCATGTGCTTATGTGTGGAACTCCCAAAGGTTATGGTAATTGGAGTTATGAAATGTACTTAAAAGGAAAGCAAGATGATGATTGGGAGTCTTTTCAATATACTACTATTGATGGTGGTATGGTCACTGAAGAAGAAATAGAACAAGCTAAACA